GTCTATCAAGATTAATATCACTGCGATCAGCACGTTGTTGTGCCCTATTTTTTTGCATCAATTCTATGAGATCAAGCCTTTCTGACTGTGCTCTATCATTAGAGTCAAAACCAGGTCCAAAATGTGGACCAACTGGTTTTGATTTAGTTTTACTTTTCTTTTTAATATACTCTTCTTCTAAAGGTAAAAATTCATTATAATATTGCTCTCTGTGTTTTAAACCATTATATCCACCATTAATTGCTAACGTCACTGCTTTGATATCGCCACGTTTTAATGCAGATTGACTTACTCTACTACGCATATATTCAAATGATGCTTTCAAAGCAGTATCATGATCGAGTAATAAATCAGGATTAGATTCTAAATCAACACCTATTGCTTTTCCAATAGTTCTATAGTTGTCTCTACCAGTTAATTGAATATACCCCCTTCCCCTATACTTATAACCTTCTCCTCGGTTGTCCAGCATATCTCCATACATATGGTTGAAAAACGCAACATCATTTTTCTTCAATGCATCAATCTCTGCATTTGACATATTACGAGCATTATAAAAATGAGCTCTTATACGATCTGCTGACGTATTTCTATAACTCATTTCACTTTTCAGTTTAAGTCCACTTTCTTCTTTAAATTGTGCAAGATACATTGCTCTTGTTTTTGCATCGGTAATTCCTCTTCTATCCATTTCATCCCTAAGATCTTGAATTATTCCTCCTCCACTATAACCAGGAACAATTCCAAACTTAGGACGGTTGGTGCCACCACCTGCTTTGTTCATCGCCATCATGGTGTCTACACCAAACTTACTGACAGCTCCACGACTCATTACAAACTCACCAGGAGTCAACATCGCAGGGACTGTATCAGTGCCGAATGCACCACCACCCATGGCTAAAGCCATAGCTAAACCACCTGAACTAAAGGTTTTAAAATTAGGTAATCTGTAAATTGGAAATTCAAAACCAAAAAATGGATCCTTACCGGGAGTTGTAAATATTCCCTCATCTGGAGGAAGTCCAGATTTTTTTTCTTCCTCAGTTTTAAATAATTCACCTAAAAATGGAAATCTTGTTAGCAATTGTCTAAAATTCTCCGCGAACGCTTGTATTCTAGGAACTGTTTCTTCAAAAAATTTAATGACTTCTCCTACCTTTTGTTTTGCTTCTTTAAATTTTTGGGGTAGAGTTACTGTAAAAAACTTTTGAACATTTTTTAAGAAACCTTTATTCTTAGGGTTTCTAAGAAAATCAAATAAGAACTTGACTAAACCACCTAGAACAGTAAATGCTAAAAATCTTATGACAGTGTTTATTATATCATTAAATTGTCCAGTAACTCTTTTAAACCCTTTTGTAAAGCCAGAGAAAATTTTCCCTACTTCTATCCTATTTTCTCTCGTTTGTCTTCTTTCTCTTGCTTTCTCTTTATCTAAAGCATCTTGTCTATCTTTCTCTAATTCATTATCTTCTTTGATAACTTGTATCAGTTCATCAATCTTATCTAAAAAATCTTTTCCAACTTGAATGGTTTCTGTTGGTGCAAGTTTATCGGCATCAAGTTTTCTAGATGGGGTTGGTTTAATACTTGGTGCCCTAAATGACTGAGAGGAAAACTTTGCAGGAGCTTTGTACGTTCTCCTCTGAATTAATTTGTCAGGATCTACCTTACCTCCTTTAGAGTCTCCATTTTCTTCTCTGATAGACTTTAAGAGGTCGTCTAGATTCATGATCCCTGCTGTTGTTGCATCCTTAGTTTTTCTTCCTCCAAGTGTGATCTCAAGAGTTCAACGTATACGTCTCTCTCCCAAGGCATCATATTTTCAATCTCTGTTAATGAATATTTATGATACTGCATTAAAGAAAAATTTAACTTAAAGTAACTCTCCAGGTTCATATGGGAGAGTGCTAGGCGAAAAAACTTGCCAGACCCTCAAGTATTACAGTGCCTTTTTTCTTAGTTTTGGGATTGACAACCTCTACCTCATGACTGAGTTTTGGCATCGTGGAGAAAAAGTTTTCTATTTCTTTAAACTGAGAAGAGTTCATCTGCTCAAGGAAATCAATTACCTCTTTGCGGGTGAAGTCTTCGGTGGTCCAGGCTTCATCTTCAGAATATACTTTATCAATGCAAGAAGCAATCAAATCAAAAGACTGTTCAACTTGATTGTTACTAGCAAAGTCAAAATTGTTTTTTACAAACTGATCGAGTGATGGATACTTCATCTCCATCATCAACTTATCATCGATCTTGATGTGATTTTTATGATCTTTTTCTTTATTGACTTTAATATCATCAATATTAATTTTCACCTCTGCATAGGTTTCATTGTCATCGGGACACAGAACACTAACTTCTATCTCTTCACCAACAGACTTACCACGGATATTCAAGAATAAGAATTCAATATCAAAAGTAGGTAAGTTTTCTACCTTAACTCCGCGTGTCTGAATACAGTCCTTCAGAACTGCTTTTACAGCATTTGTAATTTCCTTAGCATCATCACTCTCTAACGCGAGAACTAGTAACTTTTCTTCTTTGACTAAGAAAGGACGATACTTAATTGTTTTTCCAGTCGAAGGCAACTCCAACTCATAAGTTGGGGTTGAAATTTTTGGTAAAGGCATGATATGTTATTCAGTGTGAATATTTATTAGCTATTAATGACGTAGCGGGTAAAGTTAAAATTGACTGTGCAAGTCATTATTGTAGATGCATCATAACTAAGGGGCATTTCGTTTATCGAGATAGGATATGCGTTAATAAATCTATAATCTAAATTTCTTCCAGTATAATCCTTTTCAAACTTTTTGACAAATATATCAGTCTTATATTCGTTTGGAAAGTTGACACGATAGTTATAGTTTCCATCCAGTGCATCAGAAGCACCTTCATTTACAATAAAAGCAATCCAGTTTTCAAAAAAGTGTATTAAGTTATATTCATTGTCAACATAAAATGTAAATGATGCTACATCGCTGTATTGTCTTCTGTATGCATGTCTCTCAGTGACCCCTGTCCTATCATTATCTAATGTATGTGTCGCTAATGAAGTACCAGGGAGTGTTGCTTCACGACATGATAAAGTAATTTGATCGCTCAATATAGAATCATAACCTGCACCAAGATTCAAATTTTTCCTATCATTCAACCACGACCTAACAGAGGTAGGTGGGTTGAAGTGACATTCATATGTTGATGTAAGAGACGGGTTTAAAATACTTGCCTTTAAATCAGCAACATTCCTTGCCCTTGGATTTGGCGTAGCCATCTAAATAGTTTTTACCTTATATATTATGTATGGGAGTTAGTAAGAAAAGTATTTACAAACCCTCGAACCCACAAAAATATAAGGGGAATGTGAACAATATTATCTGCAGAAGCACTTGGGAACGAAAGTTTTGTAAATGGTGTGACCTCACAGAAAATATCATTGAGTGGGGAAGTGAAGAGTTCTTCATCCCATACATATCTCCTGTTGATAAAAGAGTTCATCGTTACTTCCCCGACTTTATCATCAAAGTAAAAGAGAGCACGGGTAACCTCAAGACTTATGTCATTGAGGTAAAACCAAAAAGGGAAACTATTCCTCCGGTGCCAGGTAAGAAACAAAGAAAGACTTTGATAAGAGAGAGTATGACTTATGCAGTCAACCAAGCAAAGTGGAAGTCTGCTCGTGAGTGGTGTGCTGACAGAATGATAGAGTTCAAGGTCATTACAGAAGACGAGTTAGGTATCAAGGGTTATGGATGACTTTCAGTTTGAGGAATTGGTTGGTGATAATAGGGTAGAGTCTCAGAAAGATTCTATTAGAAACCTGGGTGACCCAGAAGATATGATGATACAGATAATGAGTATCCTAAATGACACTGTGATTATACCAGAAGAAGGTGAAACTTATACTTTTATCTACAACGCAAAGACTCCTAACATCGAATACGACCAACATCCAATAGTAGGCGTGACTGACATATTCAACTGGGGTTTTAGAGGTATCAACTTTCACTGGGATAAGATAAGAAACTATACTTGGCAAGAGATACCTGGACAACTTCATATCGTCAGGCAAAGTGAAATACAAACTATGCTTGACATCCCATATGCCTACTATCTAACTAAATAAAAAAAAGTCTATCTATAATGTCTCAAGTAACTAGCGGATTAAAAATAGAAAAGATAGACGGTAATGATGTAATTATCAGAACTCAGACTACGTATGATGAAAATGACCCTAACTCACCAAGTTCTGTAAAGGAGACTCAAATTCAAGTTGCTATTGATGAAGATGATTACAATAGTTTATCATCTGATTTACAAGGTGGTGCAGCAGGAGGTCGTTTCTACGCCATAATTAAAAAAACCACTCGCAATAGTGACGGCACATTTAATGAAGTTTACTCTGATAGTATAAGTGCAACTGAACCTGTCAAAAAAGTTTTAGAAAACCGAAACTCAACTCTTTCTAGAACATTAGATCAAATGTCAGTGGATGCTCTTGTAAAAGCTGAACCTAATACTCCACAAGCTCTTTGGTTGAGTCAACATCCAACACTTGAAAATGTAGGTTTGGGTCAGCTTGGTAATATTCAATATGATGCTAATGGTAATGTCATATACGAAGGTTCAGACACACAAAGACCAGGAACTATTCCTTCATTTACAATAGAATCTTTTGCTATAGCAGCTGAGAGACAATTAGAATATGAAACCCTATGTTATCCAGAAGATCTTAAAAACGGTGGACAAGATAGAGTTGTGTTTTCAATGTTCTACCAAACTGGTCGATCTTTAAATTTTGATGTAACAAACGCGGATGGAAACCCATTTACTTTTGGAAAAAGAAACCTAACACGAATTGTAGGTGACGTGACACTTCCTATACAAAGTGGAATACAAGATACAAACCAAGTTGATTATCAAAGAGGAACTCTGAATCCTGTTATGGGTGCATTAGCATCAGTAGCATTAGATCCGATGCAAGCGATCCAACAGGCTGCTCAAATAATAAACATGGATATAGGAGAAATGCAGCGAGCATTAAATACACCTGCGTCAAAAAATATATTGACTGCGTTAAGAACTTATATCGCTCAAACAGCTATCGGTGCTCAAGGTTTAATACCAAGAACCACTGGTGCCATTCTAAATCCAAACCTTGAGTTATTACTTCAAGCACCTCAACTTAGGAGTTTTGACTTCAACTTTAAAATGTCTGCGAGAGATAGGAGTGAGGCAACTCAGATAAGAAAAATAATTAGATTCTTTAAACAAGGGATGACGGTGAAGAGATCTCCTACATCCTTATTCATGGTTTCTCCAAATATGTTTAGAATAAGATATAAAACAAAAGTAAATGGAGAAATGATCGATCATCCATCGATAGGACAAATAAAAGATTGTGCCCTTACTGCAATAAATACACAATATACCCCAGACGG